AAGATCTTTACGTAATCTTGATATTTCTAAATCACAATAATGTTTTACTTTTTGCAAGTCTTCTTCTCCACCCTTTTCTAAATACCTTACAAGATATTTAATACATACCCCCTGAAAAAAATTTAATTTGTTTAGTGATATGAAATCATATGGTGATATGGCATAACCCTTATAGTGTCGGCCGCCTATTTGCCTATCTTTAGGATCATCTATTTTGTCAAACATTCCTACGTCAGTCATTCATTTTCTCCTTAATATAGATTAAATAATCTGCTCCTAATGGATAGTTATATTTATAGTCTGTTCGAAGTAAATGTAAAGTTCTTTTTGCTCTAGTGACTCCGGTATACCAAACTTTCCTTTCATCTGTTTTATCATCTCTTTTTTTATGTCCAAAGTCTGATGCATAATTACCTTTACTGTACATGACTACATGATCAGCTTCATCACCTTTTACAGAGTGTATTGTATCTATAATAATTTTTGGATCCTGATCTAATTCTTCTTGTCCATAGTTTCTAAGTAGTCTAATAAAGTGTCTAGTTTGTTTTGGTTTAAAGTTTCTTCTCAATATCCAAAACCATGGCTTCTTTTTAGATTTATCTGGTAGTGCAAGACCACACCAATCTTTTAGTTCTTCAAAACTGTAATCTCTAAAGTCTGGTTCTCCCATCCAAAACTTATCTCCTCTAAAACTTGTTTGCGATAACTCACGAACATATCTGTATAAATTTTGAGCATCATGTTTGTTTATCTTTTTACTATTACTTAGTCTTGTCCAAGACTTAATTGCTTGCCATTGTTTTTGATCAAAACATTTATTCTCGTGGTTATCTTTAAAATATAATCCTGCATCTTTTGCTATCATCCTTAATTCATTAACAGTGCTGTTAATTCTACCTAATATAAACCAAGTTCCCTTTTCTTTTTTTATAGGTATGTCGCTAAAATCAAAATAGCTTTTTACATAACCATCCTTATCTGAAGGCAGGTATTCTTTTTCTATACTACCTTGTATGCCCCTACGAATAATTTGTGAGAAGTGATGTATAGCCTCCCCAAATCTTCTTGTCTTTCTTAATCTAACTTTTCTACCAGGAAAATAATCTGTAAAATATAACGGGTCAGCACCATTCCATTTGTATATACCTTGATCATCATCACCAGCAAGATAAATACGTTTTACTCTTTTGGCCATCTTATAAATTACATCCCATTGAAGAGGAGTACAATCTTGAGCTTCATCTAAAATTAAAATATCTAATGGTGGAAAGTTTACTTCATGTATTGCTCTTTCAATCATGTCATCAAAATCTATGAAAGATCTCTGACCACCAGAAGTTTTATAATGCTCATATGTTCTTATCTTTCTTACAAAAACATCTAGATTATCTCTTTTATACGCTTCTTGTTTGTAAATAGTAGTTGGACTTTGTCTTAAATTTCTAGCTTTGCTATATATTTGTAAGGACCAATCTTTATAAGTAAAGTCATCTTCAGATAATCTTGAGTCTGTTCTTTTTACAATATGATTTTGTAATGCATAATCAATCATACAATCTTTAGGGTCAAAAACTTCTTCTTCAAAAAATTTTCTGCAGTATCTGTGTAAGGTGCTAAATTTACTGAAGTCATCTTCTTGATATTGAGGAAAAGCCTCTAGAGCTCTTTCTTTTGCAGTATTAACAGCTTTATTTGTAAAAGATAAAAAAGCTATTTGTTGTGGTCTAGCTCCTTTTTTTAAATGGCCTTTTAATACTCTTTCTATAAGTGTGAAAGTTTTTCCTGTACCTGGTGGCCCAAATATTTTTATAGTCTTTTTCTTAAATTCTTTTAGAAGTTTAAGTTCTGAATTTTCCTGTGTGGTATTCGTCATCTAATTCTGATATTTGATTTTTCTTTTGTGGTGCCTTTTTCTTTACCTCTTTATAAACAACGAACTCTGGCATTTTAACAGACCAAACATTTTTCTCTCCTTCATGATAATCTAAATGCTGACAATCCAATAACTTCATTGCTTCTTTTGTAGTGTTAAAATATTTCTTTCCTGATATGAATCTTTTTAAAGTATTTTGTTTAAAATAACAAATCTGTGTTTTAGAGTCCACTACAACGAAACCATCTTTTATTTTTTTGTAGTCGTCTACCTCTAAATGATCTTCAAAGAATTTTTTTAGAATGTCGTATTGTTCTTCATTAAGCACATCCAACCATTTTGATTCTGTATCTTCAGTTGCATTAGACACTATGTGATGCATTAATAATTCAAAAGGTGGTGGTGCTTTTTTTGGTCTCTCTAATGTTTTCCAATAAATTCTAAAACCTAATAATTTTTTTCTCCATGCTTTTTCATCAACCATGTCTTCGGGTCTCACTGTAATCTCTTCGTCTTGATATTTAAAACTATACTCAATAGTTTTCATATATCTTGTATAAGTAATATTAGTAAAATCATTAATAATATTAGGTGGTTCAAAACCAATACCTAGTGCTCTAGTCTTACAAACTTCTTTATTACATATCGGGCTTAACACTCCATACTTAGGAGGACATTTATAACTATAATTCTTTACTCCAATAGATTTTAATATTGAACTCCTTATTTCACTTTCACTCAATGGACTTACAAAAAACTGTTGGTTTCTTTCTTTCAACACATCAAACATCTCCTCTTTACTTAATGCAGTATCACTTTGTTTATTAGCTAATACACCAGCATTAAATAAAATATCATTTCTATGATTGCCTGCCCATTTCTCTCTTAATAAATTCTGTATACAAGGAGGGAACTTACTGTAGTCAAACTCAGGTTCGTAATCTTCTGTTTTTAAATCTTGTAATTCTTTTAAACTAGAAACTTTTGTTTTCGCTATCTCTATAAATTTACCAACTAGTATTGGATTACCATTATCATCATAGCCGTGTTCCGTGGTTGCATCTGCTTTATAGTAAGGCATATTCATTGCTTTATTCATTGGAAATACTTCATCACTTAAAAAGTATTTATCATTCCAAGCATTTAAAACTTTCTTAACATCTACAATCTTGTACCAATCATCTAAAAATAAAAATAAATGTAGACCTCCTGATTTAGATCTTGTTGGTACTAAAGGTAAGTTATTGTTTCTAAGAATGTCTAAATATTTTTTTGATGCGTAATCTTTATAACTACGAGGATCTATATCTATACACCCCCATTTAACAACGTCATCTTTTTCAGGTTTAATACCTATTCTTAATTCACCTGATATATGTTTCTTCCAAATTTCTTCAGTAACAGGTTCGTGAACCGTGCTACATTCAGCTTCATGCTTGCCCCTCTCATCTACCGTCCCTGTAAGAACGGTAGTGAGATACTGACTAGGATCACCTTGAAATAACTTTAAGAGATCCTTGATCATTAAAATGGAACACCATCAGCTTTTTTCATTTGTTGTTTTTCTTCAACAAAATCTACTTTACCAAAGATATCACTTTTCATTGCAGACTCATAAAATGAGTGTGTTGTTTGTAAAAGTTTAGTGTCTTTAGTTTCATCTAAAAACTTATCAAACTCTACAACCCAACCATACCAAGAGTTTTGTGAATTAGATTCTTTAGTAGTTTTTAACCTATAAACTGTAGACCATCTTGGTGGATTGAACATGGATTTCTTTCCTTGTTTTCTTCTTGTACCAATCATAGTATTCCAAGTTTTAGATTTTTTCTTTTGAGTAGATTTCATAGTTATCAACGCTTGCTCTACAGGTTGATAATTTTTATCTAAGATATAAACGAAATGGTTTCCTGTATCTTCTACATAGTTACCGTTTTCAAGTCTATCTTTGTTATCATCCCCTCTATTTGTTTTAGCCATAATAGCAGGATCTGTATGTATACCTACTGGTCTTCCTGGTGAATCACCTCTATCTTTCCACTCATTGTAAGTATTTATGTAAAGACATGGAACAACTAATATTCCGTCTTTGCCTTTCCATAAAGTTCCAGAAGTTTCTGAATAGATGTCACCTGGTTTTGCTGTCTCTATGTATTTACCATCACTTTCATCTAGCACTGGTGAGTTAGCATAAAGAATTTTAAGGATCGGTAATTTTTGATCGTTTGCACTTACAAACTCCGAACCTTGTCCTGCATATGATTCAAGATCAATTTTTGCAGGAAGTTTTGCCTCTGTTTTTTTGGAAAGCTCTTGAGACTGAGCTCGTTCTGTTTTTGGCATATTATTCCTTTGTTAATATTTTAGTTCTATCGGCAACATAAACACCAAATAAATCATGAGGCACATCTTTGCCTGATTCGACTTGTTCTCTAACAAATCCAGCTAATGTACTATGATGAACATGGGTTTTTTGTTTGACGTTAAAACCTTTTTCGATGAGTTCCGCTGCTAAAGCTTTTGCCTCGTTATCTTGTTTCATACCAAATGACATTGATAAATCATTTTTAATTAGATCTTCAAAACCATTTTCTCTTAGCCAAGATAAAGCTTCATTACTTTTAGCTGCAGGAATTCTAGCAGCATATTTTTTACTTATCTCAACAGATGAACCATCTGCTAATTTAAGCATCGAAATACCTGCCTGTTGCATTAAGTTTGGAATAGTTTGCTCAGAAAGAGTGCGTTCAACTTCTTCTAACTTTTTTCGTTTATCGTCTATCGCTTTTAACTGTTTCTGAGTATCTATTAACTTATTGCAAGAATCGGCGATGTCCTTTGACATCCCGGTATCGACCGCAATGGTCGACTCTTGTTCTAAATCCATAGAACCTCCTTTGAAGTGCTTATATATTTTTATTTGTATTTGTAAAGGAAAAAGTTTAAAAGAATGCATGGAAGCAAGTGTGTGGAAAACTAAGCCATTCAAACATCAAGCTAAAGCATTTGATTTAGGACATGAACAAAAAGCGTACGGTTATTTTATGGAGATGGGCACAGGTAAAACTAAAGTGGCCATTGATAATGCTAACTTTTTATATGAACGTAAAAAAATAAATGATGTAATCGTATTAGCACCTAACTCAGTTTATACCAACTGGGTCAAAGAAATTAAGAATCATTCTAAACTACAACCTGATATCTTTATTTGGAAAACACACAACCTTAAAAAATTAGATAAATATAAATATAACAAATTCTTTTTTTTGTTAATGAATATCGAATCACTATCAAGGAGTAAAGGTGTAAAATTTCTAAAACATCAATTATTAAAAAGGGGTGACAAAACTCTTCTTATAGTAGATGAAAGTACCACAATAAAAAATAAACGTGCGAAGAGAACGCAAGAATTGTGTAAAATTGGTTATCTCGCCAAGTATAGACGTATATTGACAGGCTCCCCAGTAACAAAAAATCCATTAGACCTTTATACACAATGTGAATTTTTGAGTAAAGATCTATTAGGTTTTAAATCTTATTATGCATTTAGAAACAGATATGCTATTTTGAAAGAGATAAACCTAGGCACACATTCAACAAAAATACCTGTAAAATTTATTAATACAGAAGAGCTAGAACAAAAATTAAAATTGTTTTCTTTTAGATGTACAAAAGAGGATTGTCTCGATCTTCCGCCTAAACAACATTTTATTAGAAACATAGAATTATCAGAAGAACAGAAAAAAATTTATACTAGATTGAAGAGAGAGGCTAGGGCCATCATCTATGATAAAGAAGTTTCATACACTAACAAGCTGACTGAAATTATTAAATTACATCAGGTTACTTGTGGTTTTACTAAAACAGATAATGAAGAAATTGTACAGTTTAAAACTAATCCCAAACTGAAAGAGCTTGAGAGCATATTGGAGGAGACCACTGGTAAGAGTATAATATGGGCTAATTATATTTTTAATATTAAACAGATTGAAAAAATGTTGGAGAAAAACTATGGCAAAGAAAGTTTGGTTTCAATATACGGAGCGGTTAGTGTCGATAATCGTAAACGTGCTGTTGAAAAGTTTCAGAGTAATCCTAGATGTCGTTTCCTTGTTGGTAATCCTAGTGTTGGTGGTTTTGGCCTTACCCTTACTGCTGCTAGGAATGTTATATATTTCTCTAATAGTTACAATCTTGAACATAGGGACCAAAGCGAAGACCGTGCTCACAGAATTGGTCAAACTTTTAAGGTTTCCTACATAGATCTAATAGCACCTAATACAATTGATGAATTAATTTTAAATTCTTTAGATGGTAAAAGAGATTTAAGTAAAGAAATAATGGGTGATAATATAAAAAGATATTTTGATTAAGGCGATCATTTCTGATCGCCTTAGCATATTACAGATATTCTCTGTTACGTACAAATTCTTTTGCTCTTTTAACGTTGTGGACATTTTTAATATTAGACCACATTGCAAAAGGTAAATTTAAGTTATCCATTAAAATAAAGAATTCAGTTGAACCTTTTTTGTTTAAAGGTTTAGTTTGATTTGGATATCTCTTTTTATCTAACCAAACATCTTCTTTATATTCAACGAATTTAAAAGTTCTACTTCCATGTTCTATTAAGTAAATAGTAGAATCTTTTTGTTCTATCTTTTTTGTTTTCATTTGTTACCTCATTGTTATAAAACTATCTTATCACAATAAGATTTAGGAGTCAAGTTTTATTTTTTGGTACTGTTCAACCCGTTTGAACCATTTATCTTCATACTCTTTTAATTTGTCTTCATTCATCTTGAAACCTTGATACAATTTATCTTTAGTGCAAATTGAAATCATACCTTGAGTTATTGGTCCATAATTTTTTTTATGTGCCAATGAGTATGCAGCAATCTGATAATAATAATCTGTTATCCATTCTTCTCTTTTAGGCTTGTTAGATTGTTTAAAATCTAAGATTGTAGGTTTACCATCATAAAGACAAACAAGATCTGTTGAGCCAGCCCATTGATCTTCATAAGCTAAACTAACCTCTGATCCGTAAACAACTTTTAGTGGTTCTAGATTTAATATAATTTGATGAGCCATCATTCTAGCTTGTGCACCTTCATCAGATAAATTTAAATATCCAACACCATTTATGTATTGCTCTAATACATAATGCATTTCAGTTCCACGTTTAGCTGCGTCTTGTGTTATCTTGGCAGCGTTTCTATATCCCTCTCGTTCTCGCCATCGATCAAGAGCTTCTCTTTTTTCTTTTGATTGTGTCGCTGATAGAATAGTAGTAACTGATGGGATTTTCTTATCTCCGACATTATAGGTTCTTGGACCGTCATTGTCATTGCGAGTATAATTTTCATAATCATATTTTTTTTCTTTCTTTAAATCAGTAATAAAAAATTTAGTTTCTGTTCTATGTAGTTGCACAAACCCTTTTAGAATATTTTAATTATCATTGCAATAATTAATCCAACCATAGATGTTATTAAAAAACCTGTGCTAGTTATTAATATTTTTTCTATTCTATGGATATCAGTATGTAGATCGTTAATTTTTTTATTAGTTTCTCTTTGCATAATTTGACAAAGTTTCTCGTGATCCGATATTCTTTGATGTGCTAATTGATCTTTATGTGTTTGTTTTTTTGGCATTAACTATTCCACCTCTTCTTAATTGTGGTCTTGCAGCTATCGCAGCAAATAAATCACCGCTTGCTAATGCAGCTCTAGATTGCGGATTAAATGTTGTTGGGGTTGCTTGTAGTGTTGGTAATTCTGCAACAGATCTTCTACCCTCTGTTTCGACTCCCTCTTGTGGTTCAAAATTAAATGTAAGAGCAGGAGCTGTTTCTGGTTGCACAGGATCTATATTTATCTCAGGCAATGTTTCACCTTTAAAGTAAGCCTCCCAAACTTCTCTATTACCTTCTACTTGATCCATAGCCATTTTAGCTTGTTCTGGTCCTATGAAACCTTGGCCTGCTAAACCAGAAGTTAATTGACTTACTAATCTTGAATACTGATCAAAGTTTCTAGGTTGTGCCTTAAGTCCTTCAATTAATAATTTTGTAGCCTTTGGATTTGCAAACATTCTTGATACAGCAGCAGGTGCCACAAAGAAAGCTAATGCTGTACCAGGATCAATAACACCTGATCCTCCAGCAGCAACTGCACCTAATTGAGTTATAGCACCAGCTTGTTTTAACTGAATAAATACAGTTCCGGCTTTGCCACTAACACCAGGTCTTGTTATAGTACCCTCTGAAAATCCGAGTGCATTTGAATACGCTCTTAAATTTTTAGCTTGCTCTTTTGTTATTAGTCCTGAGTCATCTATGAAGCTTTTGTATTTATCTAAAAATTTTCTAACCGATGCTGGTTTTAAAACTTCATATTGACCTTTCATCTCTTTTGATTCTTCTAAGAAGTTTCTAAAAAATTGTCCTCTTAAACCATGTTTAATATCATCGGCATTTTCAAAAAGTTTCATAGTTCCACCACCAGGCACAGGTATTTCTTTATCTATTAGTTTTAAGAAATTTTCAGTGACACTTCTATTATTCGCAACTACTATTTGTTTGTATAATTTTTCCTGACCAATATCAGTCTTCATAATTTTTTTAAAAGTAGTATCTCTAAAAACCTCATCACCCATTTTAGAAAATTGTACTATGGCTGATCTTGTGCCATTTATAGCAGCAGGAAGTTTTGCTTTTCC